CCCGTCCCCGTACCCGTCCCCGTACCCGTCCCCGTACCCGGACCCGTCCCCGTCCAGCGTTACGGTTAAAGTGTTTTCCATTTTTCTTGCACAACGTCGATCAGGTGAATCAGTGCGCGGACTGGTGCCGTAACAGTTCCAACGGAATCCAGTTTTGTATTGGAGAGAGGGCCGTTTATAAGTTCGCCAAGCCCTTTTGTCGTTCCCCACACACGCAGATTTTTTGCGTTATGGATAGTCAAAAACTCGCCATCAATTTCAACTGCGCCGACATAGACAAATCCACGGTCAAGGACGACGATTTTTATATCCCCCTCGTTACTTTGCAGAAGTGAATCCTTGCGGACATATTCGACGTTTCCAATCGTTATTTCATTTGTGTTCATTTGTTGCTCCTTTGGTTGGTAAATCGTTATTGGCGCGGTGAGTTGCGCCGGGTGGTTAGATTGCACTCATTTCAGAAATAAGTTTGTCGATCATGAATTGTCTAGTTTTACCGAAACATTGACGTAATCCGTTAATTGATATGCTGCGACGACCATCCTTGTAGATACTAGCTACCATTCCATGATCATTGTCTATTACCAGAACAGAAGCATTATTAGTTGAGTAAGATTTCATTTCATTCCCCTAAGCAGTTGGTGATTCGATGTGTTCATTTTACATTATTCGCATAATTTAGCTATCTAGTTATCCACAGCAATGTACGGTTTATTTTCTGAGTTATTCACAATTCGAGGAAAGTTATGCACAGGAGTTTATTTATGCGCATCTGGCAACTTCCCGCACCAGCATATTGCGCGCTCTATCTTGTATGTGCCGGATGTGCTGGCGCGCTCCATCCTGGTGATGATCGAGTGTTTCTCAAGCTCCTGGACGGCCCGACCTACAGATGAACGGGATAGCCCAAGATCAACGGCCATTTTCCCCTGATTGATGATGATCGTATTCCCATAGCGCACTCTACCGAGCAGATCAAAAAGAACCGCGCATTCATTTCCACTCAATCCAGTTTTAGCCAGCATTCTGAAACCTTTCTTGATTCCGCCGAACCATGATGCAGCCCGTACAGCACCCGTCTTTATTGGCTTTCCTGCGGCATCAAGTTTAATAATTTCTCCTGTTTCAGTATCAATCAGCCCATCCTCCGTGTTTACGTACTTATCCATTCGAGTCCTCAAGCGTTCATTTATTGTGATGCGGCAAATTTGCTGCAATGATGCGGCAATTCTAGCGTATCATAAAACACCTATACGGTCAATATCTATAAGGCTTCATAGGTAATTCGCGGCGTTCTTCTTCTTTATCTTGTTTTAGCATTTTTTTACACCCCATATTTTTTCTGTTTCAAGTGATCTAAAAGTCACCTCGTCAACTCCCGATGCGTCACAGTTATCAATGTTCCATCACTCGTAGCCGGGGGGCGAGGTCAGGATGCACAGGAACGTGGATAGCGAAGCGATAACCTCCCCTGTAAAGACGATTTGAAGCCATCCACAGCGTACTGAACCGGCAGTTATTAAGTAATCATTAAGAACTGAAATAATGTGCTTGCGCTTCTCTATGGATAATGTATTATCCATTCTGCCAGATCAATCAATCATTATTCGCTGTCCGCTGTGCTGAATGGTTGGACTGGTCGTTCACACTGATGTTACTGGTGCTATTCGGTGGAAGGCCGGAATCAACAATATAGGCGGTTGTGAAGGCAGGATGTAAGCGCGATTTAGTTCGTTGCGCCAGGATAGCCGTATCAATCAGCCGCCTTCCTTGTTGGGGGAATATGCGCAGGCTGATGCGCTGCCTTTGAAAGCGCGGATCATGGGTAAAAAATCCACCGCAGGCCGGGGATCAGCACCGGCCACCAACAACTTTTAACAACCACTAAAAGGGCTGAAAATGAAACCAATATCACCTGAACTATTAGCACATCTCAATCAAAAGCCTGCCACACTGCCAGAGCAATTACTGGCCCGCGCAGAATCACTCCAGAATGATGCTGAATTGCTGGCTCTTTCTGCTGGCAAGATCGACTCGCTGGTTGAAGTCAATCGCCGCCTTGTTGCCGACAACGAAGCACTGAAGAAGGCCGTTATTGCGTTCGCGGTCGAGGTTGTTGAGCCTGCTTTCAGCGATGCGACGATGGATGAATTGATCCGCGATGCTGCACGGTATCGTTTCGTTCGTGAACATTGCGATAAAATTACTCTTGAGTCGCAAGGGCGTGCGATTAATACTCCGCAATCTGTTGACTCGTTTGTTGATTCTGTAGTTCGGGAATGTGGAAAATGAAAAAGTGCAACGAATGCGGAGAAACAAAGGCGCTGACCGAGTTCTATAAGCGCACGGCGGCGGCTGACGGATTGCAGGCTTGCTGCAAGTCATGCAGCTGCGCAAAGTCTCTGCTCGTCGTGCTGGGAAAGCGTGATATAAAGGCCGTTGCAAAGGCTGCGAAGATTGCAGCAAAATTAACCGGGAAACTATGAAATGGCAGACTGTTGCGACAACGCGCAAGACATAGAAGAACTTGCGCTTAAATCCGCATTGAGTGCGCGCAAACCAGCGATGAAGGCATGCGGTAATTGCTATTGGTGCGGAGAGGAGTGTCACGGGTGCTTTTGTGACGCGGATTGTGCGCATGACCACCAGCGGGCAAGTAAGGCGAAGATTCGGAATGGCTAGGCTAAGTGCTGAAAAATGGGCTGAAGTTAAGGCTAGATGGTCAGTTGGGAAAATGACTAATCGGGATATTGGTGAGATATTCGGAGTTAGTCATACCGCAATACAGCAACGTGCAGATAAGGAATCATGGGTTAAGTTGGATGAAAATCTGGTTGATTCAGCGATAGATGCGAGCATGAAACTTTCCATACTTTCCAAAACGAACAATCTGGAAAGTTTCCATGTTAAAACAGAGATCGACCGGCACGCCTCTGATAAGGCTGAAGCTGATGAAGTGGGTATGGATATTATGCAGGCTATCAAGTTGCAGATACGCGGGGCAGAGGCGGTGGATATACAGCGCCTAGCCGCAGCTCATAAATCTGTTTATGATGGAAGGTTCAAAGTAACACCGGACACAGCAATCCAGATCAACAACGTGCAAGATAAACTTCCGCAAAAGAAACTTTCACGCGAAGAGATTATTTCAGAGCTTGAATCTCGCGGATTGCCTGTCAGCTTAATCAATATCCACGAAGATTAGATTATGATGTCGATGTCCGATATCGACCTGTTAGAGCAGCTCATGATGTTCGAGTGCCAGGACGAGTTCTATTCGTTCCGTAGATTCATGCACCCGAAGATGAAAACCGGATGGTTCGTCTGTGATATAAGCGAGCAACTGCAAATATTCTATGATGAACTGGTTGCCGGAAATCGTCCGTTTCTTGCTATCTCAACACCTCCTCAGCACGGTAAATCAATAGCAGTAGTTGATTTCATCGCATGGGCGGCAGGAAAGAATCCAAACCTAAGAACGATATTTGCGTCATTCTCTGACCGTCTAGGAACTCGCGCAAATCTGATGCTGCAACGCATGTACGATAGCGAGAAGTACAAGCGGGTATTCCCTGATACACGGATAGGAACAAAGGGGATACAAAACAATTTCGGCGCAACCCGAAACCGTGAGCTGCTTGAATATATCGACCACGATGGGTATTTCAGAAATACGACGACGATGGGGTCGGTAACAGGTGAATCTGCTGACCTGATTGTAATTGACGACCCGTTCAAAGGGCGCGCAGAGGTAAACAGTCCTACGATTCGTGAAAAGACGATGGACTGGTACACGGACGATCTTTCTACTCGCTGTTCTGAATTGTCCGGCACACTGATCGTGAACACTCGCTGGCATGTTGCGGACTTGGTCGGCCAGATTAAGGAAATGGCAGGCAATTCATTAACCGTTGTGAATTACGAGGCCATAGCAACTCAAGACGAAAAGCACAGGAAAAAAGGCGATGCGCTATTCCCGTCCCATAAGAGCCTAGAATTTCTGCAATCAATTAAAAGAGTCATGGCGGTATCTTCGTGGGAGTCTTTGTTTCAGGGATCTCCATTCGTTGCGGAAGGTGAGTTTTATAAGCCTGACATGATAAGCGTCATTGATGCGATACCGGTTGGCACGACATTCGTCAGGGCGTGGGACTTCGCTGCAACCGATGGCGGGGGTGATTGGACGGTAGGATTTAAAGTCGGCAAAATGCCAGATGGACGCGTATTGATAGCGGATATTGTTCGCGAACAGTTTGGGCCTGAAAAGGTACGAGAGCTACTTAAAAGCACAGCAAGCAGAGATAGTAACAGGGTGCGGATTCGCATACCGCAAGACCCTGGGCAGGCAGGCAAGGCGCAAGCGAAGTCTATGGTTGCTTATTTGTCAGGGTACACGGTATCGGCATTAACTGTATCTGGAGAAAAAACAACTCGCGCAGAACCGTTCGCTTCGCAGGTGAACATTGGGAACGTGGTAATGCTGCGCGCATCGTGGAATGACACGCTAATAGACGAGTTAAGGCCATTCCCTAACGGCGTACATGATGACCAGTCAGACGCAGGGGCGGACGCGTATAATGAGCTATTCGGCGGCGGGTGCGGGGCGGATGCGCTGCTCGAACACATGCGGAAACAGTACGAACAACAACAAGAGGCGAAGAATGGCAACAGCAAATAACGACCACACCGGCGACCCGATGAAGAGCAAGCTAGGCGACCAGGCTGCATATTCAACAGGGTATGATATAATTTTCGGTAATAAATCAATTCCTCACGCTGAAGAAGCGCCGGAGACACAATGCCAAAAGTCACACAACTCGACCAGTCATTCATCCAACGAGTAGCGTCAGGGATTCGATTCGCCGTCTCTGGCGTAGCACCTGACGCATGGATGACCCCAGCGCAGCCACTCAAGCCGGTAGCGCAAGAGAAGGCAGAAGGCCGGGCGATGGATTACCCGGTCGGCTTCAATACCCGTTTCACTCCGAAGCAACAGGACGGCGGCAGTCTCACAACCTATGCGCAGCTTCGTGGTCTTGCTGACAATCTGGATGTACTGCGCTTGGTGATCGAATCACGCAAAGATCAGATCGAGGCTTTCCAGTGGAGCATCAAGGCCCGCGACGGGCGCACGGTATCGGATGCGACGCTTGATGCGATCAGGGTGCGATTCATGCAGCCTTCAAGTGAACATGACTGGTCAGGCTGGCTGCGGGCTATTGTTGAGGACATGTTCGTCCTGGATGCTGTGGCAGTCTATCCGCGCATGACACGAGGCGGCGAGTTGTACAGCCTGGACGTGATAGACGCATCGACGATCAAGCGCGTGATTGACGCGGGCGGGCGCACTCCTACCGCACCAGACCCGGCCTACCAGCAAATCCTAAAGGGAGTTCCAGCCGTTGATTACACCGCCGATACTTTGATTTATTCCATGCGTAATCCGCGCAGCTTCAAGCTGTACGGATATAGCCCGGTCGAGCAGATTATGATGACGGTCAACATCGCACTACGCCGTCAGATGCTCCAGCTCGAACACTTCACCAGTGGGAACATACCGGCGGCATTCGGCGGTGTGCCTGAGACATGGAACCCTGACCAGATTGCACAGTTCCAGCTCTATTGGGATTCGTTACTTGAGGGCAATCTGGCGAACCGTTCCAAGCTGAAATTCATCCCGATGGATCCAAGCAAGATTCGTGAAGTTCGCGACATGACGGCAGACCTGAAAAACGAGTTCGACGAATGGATAGCCCGCGTAGTTTGCTATGCGTTCAGTGTTCCGCCTACCGCATTTGTCAAACAGGTAAACCGGGCGACGGCGGACAATGCCACTGATATGGCGACGAAAGAGGGCTTGCTCCCACTCATGCAATACATCAAGCGCATGGTTGACAAGATCATCATCAAGTACCTGAAGAACGCCGATGTTGAGTTCATATGGGAGGTTGAGAAATCGCTGTCACCACTCGACCAGGCGCAGATTGATAAAATCTACGTTGACTCAGGCATCCGCACGGCTCAGGCAATCCACGAAGAACGCGGATTCTCTGGCGACTTTGTGGAAGCCCCTAAGCCTGAGATACCAGCCAACCCAGTGAAAGCGGATAATGTTGTTGCGTGACATGCTCAAGGCCAAGCCGCGCACGATCAAGACATCTCCGCGCAGCCTGTACGCAAAGCATCACACGCGCATCGTGGAAGGCGTGAGCGCATTCCTAGCGGCTCAGGGCGCTATCATCATTCCAAAGGTAATCGCAAAATATGGCAAGGCAGAAAAAACGCAGATTATTGGCCTGTTGCGCAAGGTCACGCCGGAAGAGTTGGCATCATCTATTAAGCTGAGTGGCTGGGACGATATGGTCAGCGATACCATTCAGCCGGACATTGAAAGCGCGTTCAATGACGCGGGCGCGTTCGCTTCGGCAAAGACTATTGCGGCAGGTTCGACGGTTGAGATTGAGGCGCTGACTAGCATGGTGAACAAGCGCGCCGTTGAGTACGCCGCAACACGCTCCGCCGAACTGGTCACGCTTATCACCGATAGCACGCGCAACATGATACGGGATGCGGTAAGCACATCGTTGACTGAGGGGCTGGCATCCGCTGGACTGGCTGACAAACTCGCGCCAATCTTCGGGAATATCCGCGCTGACCTGATTGCATCCTATGAGCTTGGGCAGGCTGCGGTAAGTGGCAACATCGAAGCATGGCAAGCGTCCGGCGTAGTGGAGTCGAAAGGGTGGTTGACAGTGGGGGATATACTGGTGGACGATTTATGCTCAATGAATGCGGCGCAGGGTTTTATCCCATTGGGTCAGTCTTTCCAATCAGGTCATATGCACCCGCTGGGCCACGTCGCCTGCCGTTGTGACGTAATTGCGAAGGTCGGGAAGCCTGTAAAAGTTTGACACATCAAAAAATACGTGATATTTAACGCACACTGATAAAAGGAATACACATGCAATTATTTGAATTATTCGCGCAGATGACAAAGGTTGATGAGGCAAAGCGGCTTGTATATGGGCGTGCTGTGGACGAAACCCAAGACCATGCTGGAGAGATATTCGACTATGCAACTTCAAAGCCATACTTTGAGAAATGGCGCGATGATACATTATCAGCCAGTGATGGAAGGAGTCATGGAAATCTTCGCGAAATGCACGGGAATATCGCGGCTGGTAAGCTGGTTGACATGCAGTTTGATGATACTGCAAGGACGATTGATGTTGTCGCAAAGATCGTTGATGATGGTTCGTGGAAGAAGGTATTGGAAGGCGTATTCCTTGGGTTTTCGATTGGTGGAAATTATGCGAAGCGATGGGATGATCCAGTTGTTAAAAGTGCTGGCGGCACGGCTGCGAAACGTTACACGGCAAATCCGTCTGAATTAAGTTTGGCTGATAGACCGTGTAATAAAAACGCCATATTTTTCGACATTCAGAAAGCGGACGGACTCATGGAAAAAGTAGCATTCAAGAATCAACCAGCAGCAGAAATCAGCGTGGACGGTACGCCGGAAGACGCAGACGCGCTGGCAAAGCTGCTCAGTGATAATGGCCTGTCTATCGGTGACGCGGTAAGCGAACTGCAAAAGGCAATCGCGGCGCGTACAGACGTTAAGGCCAAAGAAGGCGAAAGCAAATACGGCGACGTGAAGTTTGCCGATGAGAAAAACAACAAGTATCCGATTGATACCGAGGAGCATATCCGTGCCGCATGGAGTTATATCGGCAAGGCAAAGAATGCTGCGAAGTACAGTGCCGCCGATGTAAAATCGATCAAATCAAAGATCGTATCCGCATGGAAGGCCAAGATTGACAAGGAAGGCCCCCCATCAGCCGCGAAGAAGTCTCAAGCGCCGGACGGCATGGAGAAATCGCTTTACGGCGTTTCGCAACTCGCATACCTGATTATGTCTCTGCAATCCCTGATTCAATTCGGGATCGAGGATTATGATGGCGACGATGACGAGCCGGTGATTGAAAAGCTGGAAGCCGTATCTGTAACCTTGGCTGAGATTTTCAAGGAATACGCGATTGAAGAAGCCGATGAGCTTATTGGAGGTGAGTCAGATTCCGGTGAGTCGATGCAGATGGCTGAAATGGCTATCGACTTATTCAAGGCTGGTAAACGTAACAGTTCGGCTGACCAAACTAAATTGCAGACCATGCACGATCACGCTGTTGCTCTGGGTGCAGACTGTGCGACTGTTGGAAAGTCCGACACTCCAGACGAACTGCAAAAGCGCGCAGATGACCTGCAAAAGGCTGTCAGCGATGCTACCGAGCCGCTGAACAAGCGCATTGCTGAACTCGAAGCCCTGCCAGCCGCCCCATCTGGAGTTCTGATGTCGGTCGGTAAGGGCGACGAATCGAACGACGAAATCAAAAAGATTGCCCCAGTAGTTGATTCGAATACGGGCGAAGTTTCAGAGGTTGCAACACTGATTAAAGCGTCTCGTGGTAACATGAAGACATTCTATTAACCAACCGAAGCAAACGCCCTAACGCAGAGAGTGCGCCGGGCAATTCAAATTAACACCGCTGTGAAGCGGCTTAAAACAAAGGAATACGACCATGAGCGACACCACGACTCAAACACTTGACTTGATCAAGAATCAACGTGCAGAACTGGCTAAGGCTGGATGGCAGCAATCCGGCTCGGCGGTTTCTGGCATTACCAACTATGATCTGGAACTCGGCGCTAAAAAGCTGTTCCCGGTCATTACGCCATTGCGTGACCGAATCCCCCGCGTCTCTGCTAAGGGCGGCATCCAAGCCAACTGGCGCGCCGTCACCGGCATCAATACGCTGGGCGTTAGTGCAGGTATCTCACCCGGCCAGCGCAATGCCCGTGTGACGCATACAACTGCTGACTATTTCGCCGCCTACCGCACGCTGGGTATGGATGACGCTGTGGACTTTCAGGCTGACTGGTCGGCTGAAGGATTCGATGATGTGAAGGCGCTGTCCGTTGAGCAGCTGCTGTACTCGACCATGATTCAGGAAGAGTTCGTGGATCTGGGCGGAAATACCTCCGTGGCGCTCGGTACGACTCCAACGCCAACATTGGCAACAGCAACTACCGGCGGAACTATCCAGCTGAGCACCGCAATGATTGTCAACTGTGTGGCTCTGACTCTGCCCGGCTATCAGCAATTGGCAGGCTGGAACAACGGTACTACCGGCCAGACTCTCAATATCGCAACCGGCGTGTTGACTGCTGTTTCTACCCGTACGAATGCCGACGGTACGACTGATACAATCGCGGGCGGTGTTGGTCAGGTTTCTGCTGCTGCAACGGTAACAACCGGCGCAGGTACATCGACAAGCGTGGTAACTGCAACCGTAGCACCTGTTCGCGGCGCTGTTGCATATGCTTGGTATTGGGGTACAGTTGGCGCCGTTACACTGGGCGGCGTGACTACGATCAACTCGATCAACATCACCACTGCACTGGGTACTGGTACTCAGAACGTATCCGCCCTTCCTGCTGCTGACCACTCGACCGATTCACTGGTTTATGACGGCCTGCTAACTCAGATCATGAAGTCGGGTTCCGGCGCGTACTTCGCGGACTTGGCAACTGGCGTGGCTGGTGTTGGTACTGTGTTGACTTCGGATGGCGCTGCTGGTTGTAACGAAATCGATGTTGTGCTGCGTGACCGTTGGGATCAGTACCGTGTCAGCCCGAACGAGATGTTTATGGGCGCGTCTGTGGCGCTGGCATTGAACAAACTGATTATCGCTAACGGTGGCGCGCCTCTGATTCGTTACAGCATGGATGCGAACGGTTCGACGATCACTGCCGGTACTATGGTGGGCTCGTACCTGAACAAGATCACTGGCACGCTGATCAAGATCACGATCCACCCGAACATGCCAGCCGGTCAGATTCTGTTCTTCAGTGACAAGTCACCGTACCCGATGAGCGGAGTTCCTGCCCCTCTGGTCAAGCGTCTGCGCCGTGACTACTTCGCGACCGAATGGCCTTTGCGCTCGTACCGTTTCGAGTATTCAACAGCGTTCGATGGTGTACTCCAATGCTACTTTCCGCCGGTTTTCGGGCTGTTGCGTAACATCGCTGCCTAGTAGTTAGGCTCTGGCGCATCCTTCGGGGTGCGTCACGGCATACCCACAAGGAGGCATCATGCGAATTTACACAGACGGAAACATCAGCTTTGAAGGTATCGAATACATCAGCAAGGGCGGCGCGTGCGACGTTCCTGATAACTTCCCGCTAGATCATGTCGCAGCACATGGAATGAGTCTGGACGCGCCGAAGAAGCAACTCGGTCGCCCTGCGCAGAATCAGAAAATGGAAGGCTCAGAATGAAACTGATCGTTCCCAAAGAATACACCGGCAGTATCATTGACGCATCTGGACAAACTTACGCAGCCGCGCCGGATGGCACTGTGGATGTTCCTGACGAGCTGGTGCATTACGGATTCTGGGGCTGCGGCTTTATTCGCTGCCCCGTTGCTGTGGCAGTGTCAGTTAAACCCGCACAGGACGATTAAGCCGTGGCTGATTTAACCACTCTGGCAAATGTGAAATCGTGGCTGACTATCGCCACGACAACTGACGACGCGATACTGACCCGCATGGTCACGAGCGTGTCAAATTACATTCAGAGCTGGTTAAATCGGTCATTCGCTGTTGCCACGTACACGGACATCCACAACGGGAGCGGCACTGGATATCAACTTGCTCTGCATGAGTATCCGATTATCTCAGTGTCAAGCGTGACTATCAGCGGAAACATAATCCCGGCCTCGCCTGATGGAATTCAACCGGGATACATGTTTGACGCTCGTGGCATATACTTTAACGGATACCAGCTAACCAAGGGACTGCAGAACGTCAGGATTACATATTCAGCCGGTTACGCGGTAACGCCGCCTGAGATTGAGCAGGCTTGTATTGAGCTGATTTCACTGCGCTACCGTGAGCGCAGCCGCATCGGTGAAGTGTCGAAGTCCATCGGTGGTGAGGTTATTAGCTACACGCAGAAGGACTTCCCGGACGGCGTGAAAACGATCCTGAACAACTACAAGCGCGTCATTTCATACTACTGATGAAGATCACCACGACATTCACCGGATCTGATGAGCAGGCCGCACGCTATGCCGCGATGGATGGCAAGGTCAGGGGATTACTGCGTGAGGCTATAGAGAGTCTTGCGATCCGATTGCAGACGAAGGTGAAGCGCGACAAGCTATCAGGCAACCCGCTGAAACGCGTTACGGGCGACCTGTCACGGTCAGTAAATTATAAATTTATCGACGGCGGAATGGCGGCACAGGTTGGCGCAAATACGCCCTATGCCGCCCGTCAGGAATATGGATTCAGCGGTACAGAATCGGTGCGCTCTTTCGTGCGCCGGTCACGCGCACAGATGACGACCGCAAAGTTCAACAAACTAGGACTCGAAACGCGACCTAGCAAAGCAAAGTCCAAAGGAACCGGGGAGGTAGTTGTCAGAGCATTCTCGAGACACGTAAACACTCCGGCGCGCTCATACTTGAGATCGTCACTCGACGAAATGCGCGGCACGATCAAGGCTAAGATTCAGGCGGCAATTATGCAGGGTCTTCGATAATGCAGAGAGAGCCAATTTATGCCGCACTGTTCGCCCTTGTCAGCTCGGTTGCTGGCGTGAAAGTTGCAAGCCGCCGATTAAAAGCATTCGCGGATATTGGCAGCGGCGATCAGCCTGCCCTGTTCATGGAGCAGAAAAGTGAACTGTGTACGGTCGTTACAAAAATGCCCGCCGTATGGACGCTATCCGTCTACCTGCTCATCTACATCAACACTGGCGGCAATGATGCAAACGTAATCCCGTCCTCGGTCATCAACCCGATTATTGACGCGATCACGGCGCAACTTGTACCTCCTTTGCAGTTCGGAGACCAGACATTAGGTGGCTTGGTGCATCGTTGCCGCATTGATGGTATGATTGAACTTGTGGAAGGGGTGCAGGGAGACCAAGCATTCGCGATAATTCCAGTGCAGGTATTAGTTCCAGATTAACCCGTTTCATTCAAATTAACATCGCCGTGACGGCGACTTAAAGCAAAGGAGTACGATCATGGCTCAATTCGTTTTTGGTTCGGGTGCGATATATTGCACACCCCTCGTTGATGCGGCAGGCAATGCCGTCGTCGTTCCAACACCTGTCAAATTCCTCGCGTGTCAGGACATTTCAATCGACTTGTCGTTCGACAGCAAAACTCTGTACGGCGGCTCGCAATTCCCTTTAGCGGTCGGTCGTGGTAAAGGTAAGGCTTCAGTCAAGGCAAAATTCGGGCAGGTAAACGGCGCTCTGTTCAATGCGGCGTTCTTCGGCCAGACATTCACGACCGGCCAAGAGCAATACTTTCAGGACATTACCGGACAGGCTATCCCAGCGACTCCGTTCACCATCACCGTAGTGCCAGCCGGTTCAGGCGTATGGGCTGCGGATATGGGCGTGCGCAATGCTGCTGGTGTACCGATGACCCGCGTAGCATCCGCCCCGACAACAGGACAATACAGCGTTACTGCTGGCGCATATCTGTTCGCTGCTGCTGATACTGGATTGGTCGTGCTGATTGACTACCGTTATACCATTTTAACCGGACGCAAGATTGCGATTGCGAATCAACTGCTCGGCTCCACTCCTACCGTTTCGATTGATATTGTCGTTCCGTATCTGGGCAAGCAACTCACTTGCCGATTCCCGAATGGCGTGTCTAGCAAGTTGGCAATTGCCACTAAGCTGGACGATTTTACCATCCCGGAGATAGACCTAGACGTTTTTGCCGACCCGACAGGTAACGTCGGCACGATCAGTTTGAGCGAATAATCATGGCTAAAACTTACACGTTAATCGTAGCAGGTGAATCTGTTATTGTGGATGAGCCGGTATTCGGAACGATTGATGACATGCTGGATGTTCTTGAGTCATTTCCTGAAAATCGTACCCGCAAAATTATGACCGACGCATCGGTTAAAATTCTCGCGTTGATGACGGGTAAAACGGTTGAAGAAGTCCGCGCGTCTCATGTTAGTTTTAAGGAGCTTTCCGACATCATGGCGAGAGCGCTGGAGTTTTGCGGCATGGAACAGTCTGACCCATCATCGGGGGAAGTCACGACGATAGCGGCTTAGCCAGCATCTATTGTCACCTCATCGCATCATATGGCTGGACATGGGAATACATAGCCAGCCATATGACGATGACCCGGCTTAAGGCGATCCAGAAATACGAGCGAATTAACCCGCCAATACATCAGATCGTTGCCGCATATATCGGGTACAAGCCGCCTGAATCGATAGAAAAAGAACCAGAAGAACTTGATTTGGCCGGACTGATTGCCGCGCTCGGAGGTTAAAAAATGGCTGATGAAGTAAGCGTTAAATTCGGGGCCGACATTGCCGACATACAGGCGAAGCTCAACACGCTCAATTCTGAGTTCAATAAGGCGACGGGCGGGATGGCGAACGGTGCAAAAGAGGCCGCAACATCCACTGAATCCAGCTTCGCCAAAATGGAAACTGCTATCAATGGGGTAAAGGCCGCAATCGCCCCCTTGATGGCTGTTTTCGCGCCTATGCTTGCGGCAATCAGCGCGGCAAAGATCATCAATACAGCTTCAGAATTCGAGCAACTTGAAATACGATTGAATTCCGTAATGGGTTCTGCGGCGAAGGGAAAAGAAGCATTCGCATGGATCAAACAGTTCGCCGTCGACACTCCTTATTCCGTCCAGCAAACCACCGACGCGTTTATGACTCTGAAGAACTTCGGACTCGACCCGATGGATGGCACATTGCAGAAGGTTTCAGACGCTTCCGCAAAATATGGAAAGAGCGCGGAAACTGCGCAGCGTGTCACACTGGCACTGGGTCAGGCATGGGCGCGTGGTAAGCTGCAAGGTCAAGACACGTTGCAGATGATTGACGCGGGAATCCCCGTATATGACCTATTAAGCAAAGCCACTGGCAAGACTGCCGCCGAAATCCAGAATATGTCCGAAAAGGGAACGATGGGTCGCGACGTTATGCGCAAACTCATTGATCAGATGGGTGTGGAAGGGGCCGGGGCGGCTGCTGCAAAAATGCAATCCTATGCCGGCGCTGTTTCCAACATGGGAGACGCATTTGGCAATGCAATCGACAAACTGCGCAAGCAGGGCGGCTTCGACTTCCTGACACAAGGAATCCTCAAATTTACAGAAGCTATCCCAGCAATGGTGGATGTTTTCGGCTCGGCATTTGCGGCGATGGGTGACGTGGTAAAAGCATTGTTCTCCGTGGTATCTGACGTATTCACCGGCATAGGCGATGTTATCCATTCCGTGATGGGTTCAGGCGGATCTGGGCTGACAGCGATGGAATTTTTCCTGAATATGATTAAAGTCGTTCAGGTCGCGATAATCGGTTTTAGGATTGGGTTCTCCGTTGCATTCGAGGGAATTAAGCTCGCGCTTGTCAGTTTCGCCGGATATATCGACGCGGCTGCTTCAGCATCTAAAGAATTCTTCGCTGGCAACTTTATGAAGGTCGGAAGCGCATGGGATGAAGGCCTCGCTCGCCGCAAGATGGCTGTTAATCAGGCAATGCAAGATATTATCGCGATCGCCGCAAAGGGTAAGGCAGATATTGACGCTGCGATAATGCCTACCGCGACAGACGGGAAAGTGAAGGATCACGCGGTAGATACGTCGAAGGATTTAGACGGACAGAAGAAAGACGGGAAATCGCCAAAGTCACAAATGGCGATCATGGAAGCAGAACTATCCCAGCAACAGATTGCCATGATCGAGAAGCATGGACGCGAGATGGACAAGGCCGAAGAGGAAGCGTTCTGGGCGGCTAAATTGGCATCTGGCAAGGTGAACAGTACCGACTTGCTCAATGTGCAGAAGAAAGCCACTGCGGACAAGCTGGCGATTGCCAAGGCCGGATTGAAGGAAGAACAGGCTGCGACCATGCAGGCGGCAGCGGATTATAAAGCGTTCCTCGATCAAGACCGCGCAGTTACTGAAAAGGCTACGCTGGACGTGATCGACGTTAAACGCGCAGAACTCACGCAACTCCGTGCGCTCGGTCAGATTGACGCACTGGAAGAATTGACCGCGCTGCGCAAGCTTGAATCTGAAAAAGCGAAGATCATCCGCGATGCGTCAACTGTCCGCCGCGATGATTACGGAAACAACACTATCGAATATCGGAAGGCCCAGGATGGCATCACTGCGCAGGCCCGACAGGATGCTGTGACCATCAAGGGCATAGATGATAAGGTCATGCAAGAAAAGCGCAAGGCTTGGGATGATTCAGTAAAGCCCGTATTCGATGCGATGGACAAATCAGTGAATGCGGTGATTGCTAGAACAACAACAATCCAGAAAGCATTCGTAGACCTCGCAAATAACATCGTCCTCGAAATCACGAACAAGATTATCAAGCAGGGAATCAACAAGATGATGGATGCGATGTTTGCATCATCTGGCGGTGGAGCAGGTGGTGGCGGAATTGCTGGAATGCTCAGCGGTTTTATGGGAAGCATGGCGGGAAGTATGGCTGGCGGTGGTGTTGCATCTGCTGGTGGAAATTTTGGAGGAGGATTAGGAGCGGCAACAGCCAACGCATCGGCAAATATTCCGGCTGGTTACAATTTTGGCTCGATGGCATCTTTTGCTGTTGGCGCGTGGAATCTTCCTAGCGACATGGTGGCACAGGTTCATAAGGGCGAAACGATCCTACCTGCATCTCAGGCGGAGAAATTCCGCGCCGGGGCGCTGGGTGGCACATCGACAAATATGCAAGTCTCGAACAACTTCGTCCTATCCGGTCCCGTTGATCGCAGCACACAAGATCAAATCGCTCTGATGGCTTCGTCGTCTATGCAATCGGCAATGAGAAGGAACGGTTAGATATGGCATTTCATGAAAGCCCCAGATTCCCAGATGAAGTCAGCCCGTGGTTAGTCGGCGGCGATGAATTCATGACCGACATTGTGCAGACACAGGGCGGCTTCGAGCAGCGTAATCAGGTATGGGCGCAACCATTGCGCAGATACCGGCTATCCAACGCACTGCGCACGATTCCGAATGCCACGGCTACAAAGGCGTTCTTCCGGGCAGTAGGCGGGCGCGCTAATGGGTTCAGGGTAAAAGACCTGTTCGATTACACCGTGGACGCGACGACCGGCATACTCGGCGCGGGTGTCGGTACGGGCCTGCCAACGTATCAGCTTCAGAAACAATACATCAGCGGAGCTATAACTTCCATTGGCAAGATCGTCAAGCCGGTGGTTGGGCAGGTGGCAATAACTCGCGGTGGCGTACCTGTGGCGGTGGGCGGCGCGGCGGGCAACTTCTCCGTAGACACCACAACCGGAATCGTCACCTTCATGGCTGACGCATCATCATCGGCATCGGTAATAACGCCCGGCACGACAATACAAGTCACGCTCGCGGCAAATCCCGGATCGCTGATTGCCGGGAAGCTGCTCTATCTGGCTGGATTCGCTGGTGCTGACGCGGCGCTGCTCAATGGACTGGCGCATACCATTATTTCCGTCTCCGGCACTGGGCCGTTCGTATTCACGTTGGCGACTAACACACTCGCGAAGGTTATCACGCTCGGTACTGGTGCTGGTTACGCTTTCCCGCAGGCTTCGGACTCGCTGGTGTGGGCCGGGCAGTTCGACATTCCAGTGCGCTTTGATATGGACTGGCTGCAAGTTGGGATTGATACCGGACTCATGCTTTGGGACAACATCACAATTATTGAGATACGACTATGAGGACAATCAGCACGGCGCTCAAGGCGCACATGGCGGGCGACGTAACGACACTGGCTAACCTGTGGCTGGCAACGCTTAAAAATGGCACTGTGAAAGCATTCACTGACCACGATCAGGACATCGTATTCAGCGGATACACTTACGCGGCAGCGTCCGGCTTCACGACCTCGAACGTGGCGACATCATACACGCTGAACGTGGACAATCTGGAGGTTCAGGGAATGTTGCAAAGCCCGTCAATTACTGAGGCCGATTTAGTGGCTGGGCTGTGGGATTCAGCAACTATCACCCTGTCCATCGTAAATTACAAAGACCTGACGCAAGGCGCAATGTCCGTGCGCACCGGGACAATCGGCAACGTCTCTGCGCTGCGTTCGCATTTTGTCGCAGAGTTGCGCGGACTGACCCAGCCGTTGCAGCAAAACTTACTGGAATATTACACCCCCGCGTGCATGGCGAAGTTGGGGGATGCGCGCTGCAAAGTGAACCTCGCGCCATTTACTGTTACCGGATCGGTGACGGGTGCGATCAGTCTGAAAGCGTGGAATGACACTAGCCTGACGCAGACGACCGCCACAATCCAACACGCTATCGCAACCGTTCCGCCCGGAGCGTTCCCGGCATTTCCGGCGCTGCTTGGTATCACCAACGCGAACCCGGCAGTAGTGCATTGCGCCGGGCATGGGTTCTCAAGTGGAAATCAGGTTTCATTTTCTGGTGTATCAGGAATGTCGCAGATCAACGGGCATGTTGCCGTGGTAACATTCATCGACGCGAATTCGTTCTCGATCAATATCGACACTACATTGCTGACGCTACCCTATGCGCCGGGTTACGCGGTTGGCACTTATGGAATCTACACGGGCGGCGGACTGGCTACGCTCATGCCAACGTCGGAATATTTCCAGAACGGACTTGTGACATGGATCACAGGGCTTAATGCAGGGCTTGCAGCGGAGGTTAAGCTGTATAGCATCGGTTATCTTGAACTGTTCCAGCCTATGCCCTATACGGTGGCTGTGGGCGACACTTACACGGTGAATGCTGGCTGCGACAAGCAGCTAACAACCTGTATTGGCCGGTTCAGTAACGTGGTCAACTTTCGCGGATTCCCTCACATTCCGGGTATGGATCAAATGATGCAGCACGGGTAAAACATGACTACCAAACAAGACATCATCGACACGGCGCGCCAATATATTGGCACAGGTTTTCATCACACTGGACGAGTGAAAGGCGTGGGGATTGACTGCGCCGGACTGCTCATCTGCGTAGCGCGTGACCTCGGACTGCAACACTACGACGTGCAGGGATACAGTCGCGTTCCGTCCGGCAGCGAGTTCGAGCGGCATCTCGACACGAATCTTGACCGCATAACCGCCATTGAACCGGGCTGTATCCTGTTGATGGCGTTCGACTCCGAACCGCAACACGTAGCAATCTGCACCTCGCTGACCAGCATCATCCACGCGCATTTTGAGGTTAGGAGGTGCGTAGAGCATGATCTTGATGCGCTGTGGCTCTCCCGCGTACGCGCCATTTACAGATTTCGAGGGATTGCATAATGTCAGCTTCATTAGTGTTGGGCGTAGCGGGTGGGGTTATCGGCGGAATGGCTGGAATGCCAACATGGGGCGCGCAGGCTGGGTTTATGCTGGGCGCGGCTATTGGCGGTGCAATTGACGCAGCCGGTCAGCCAGCTAAACAGGGGCCGCGTCTGGGCGATTTACGCATCCAGACTTCGACCTATGGGAAAGCGATTCCTCAGATATTTGGCACGGCTCGTATCGCTGGCAACACCATTTGGTCAACACAGCTTTTGGAGACTGCGCACAGTTCTGGTGGAGGCGGGAAGGGCGGCGGCGGGGGTGGGCAGGGGTCCTACACTTACGCCGCATCGTTCGCTGTGGCGCTATGCTCAACCACTCGCCCTGATGGTACGTGCGTACCGATTGCCGGGGTAGGTCGTATCTGGGCGGACGGGCAGCTCATTGCAAACTTTGGCTCAGTTGACCCGGGCACGATCATGGCGAGTTATGCCAACGGCGGCGGGAAGGATGGCTCAGGTGTCGGGTATCAGGCTTCGGGCAGTTCGCAACTATATACCGGCACTGAGACGCAGTTACCGAACCCGACGATGCAGGCCTATCTGGGCGCGGCGAATGTCCCGTCCTATCGCGGCACGGCATACATAGTTTTCAGCAATTTACAGCTCCAGAAGTTCGGAAACCGCGTACCTAATATCGAATGCGAGGTTATCGCGGGAAGCATGAGCGTAACGACCAGCATCGAGGCGAAGCCCGCAGTGTCTGGCGCACCCGGAGCGTCCATGTCCGAAATCGATGGGAATTATCTATATTCGGTAGGGACTGCATACCTTAGTGGCGGATTAGCGATAACTAATATCTCAAATCCTTCATCCCCAATTCCTGTAAGTTTTACTTTAATGCCGTCGGGGAATAGTGCAGATTCAATTTGCATACAGAATGGATTAGCGTATATCACGACGGGCGGAAATCTGCTCTATATTTTTAACATAACAGTCCCGTCTCTACCAGTTTTAATCAGTTCAACGGCGATAGCCGCTTCTGCTACTACCTTTATTGCGGGGAATTACTATTACGCAATTAATTATTCATTACTTTCCATCTATGATGTTACCAACCCGTTGACGGTTGTGATGCTGGGGTCTTTGGCCGGAGTTGGGGGCGGCAGTGGTCTTATTCAAATACAGGTTATCGGGTCAATAGCGTACATCATGACTTATGATCAGCGCATTATTATCATCGATGTATCTAATAAAATAACTCCGATATTGAGAAATTCCCAGCAGATAATCAGCATCGTTGGCGCGTCTAAGGGACACTCATTTGATGTAGTTGGAAGTTATCTATATGTATTTGATGCGGGAATTTCTAGTCTGTTAATCTATGCGATAAGTTCAACCTACACTCTTACTTTAAGCGGGTCTATCGTATTCCCTACTTGGCCGTCTGGTGGATATCAGAGCAATCCAATCAGAGTTGTTGGTAATTGGTGCTGGGTTACAAGTACAATGGCTTCTGTAATCGCTATCGTAGACGTAACGAGCAAAACGAATCCGATTTTAGTTAAACAGACTTCCTTAAACCCTACGGATATATCTGTTAAACAATACCAATTTGAACAGTTCTGTTTTTCGATAGCGGGAAACTCATCAGGTAGCATCACGGCTTGCCGATACGCTACTGCGATAACGACTGCGACAACAACCGCAGATGTGATCATAACTAGAATATGCCAACAGGTGGGAGCCGGAAGCGTTGACGTGTCGCAGATCACCGACGTGGTTGATGGGTATGTAATCAGCAACCAGATGACCGCACGGGCTGCGATTGAGCCTTTGCAACGGGCGTTCTATTTCGATGCTGTGGAATCGGACAATCTGATCAGATTCGCAAAACGTGGCGCGCAGCCGATAACGATTATCCCTGAGGATGATCTTGCCGCACATTCTCCACAGACTAAACAAGTGCCACCCGCAATCACTCTGGCGCGCACCCAAGATCTGGAATTGCCGCGTGTGTGTAACGTGAGTTACTACAACACCAGCAACGCGTTCCAGATGGGCGCACAGTACGCGCAACGGCAGACAACACCTAGTCGGCAGACGCTCGACCTGCAAGTTCCTATCTGCATGTCAGACGCACACGCGAAACAGATGGCAGAGGTAAATCTTTACGTCGCATGGATTGCGCGTAACACTGTGCGATTCAGCACGACCCGGAAATATGCCTACCTTGACCCGTCCGACGTGGTACGCGTCGTTCGTGCAAACGGGATCGTCTATACGTTGCTTCTGACGAAAAAGACGGAGAAGGCGGGCGGCATCATCGACTGGGAGGCAATCGCAGATGAGGCGAGTTCTGCCACTAGCTCTGCACAGGGCGCGTCCGTCTATACTCAGGTTGCCATTGCCAGCCCGTCACCCGTGCCAATTACAACAATTTCACCTCTGCAAAATACACGGATTGAGTTTCTCGACATTCCGTTACTGCGTGACCAGGATGATGCGACCGCTTCGGGATTCTATTCGGCGGCATCCGGAGTAACTGACGGTACCCAATCTGGATGGGGCGGCGGCGTGCTGCAAAAGTCTATCGATAGCGGTGCCACTTATTCGACGCTGGCCGGACTAACAGTTCCGGGCGCGATCATGGGTAATGCGATTACAGTGCTGGGTAATTTCCTCGGCGGCAATGTGTTCGACGAACTGAATCAAGTAACAATCATCACGGATTACGGACAACTTTCTGGCGTAACGATGCTGCAAGTTTTGAACGGTTCAAATGTGGCAGTAATCGGCAATGAGATAATCCAGTATCGTGATGCGACATTGACAGCGGCAAATACCTACGTTCTGGGCGGACTTTTGCGCGGACGGTTCGGCACCGAGCAGTATATGGCGACGCACGCGGCCGGTGACAGGTTCATAGTGCTGGACACGGCGACAATACAGCGAGAGTTGGCCGCGATAAATGAAATAGGACAGCCCAGACTTTACAAGGCTATCACCAATTATCAACTTGCAAGCGCGGCAACATCAGTATCATTCACCGACACCGGGGCCGGATTGAAGCCGCTCTCACCAGCGCAAATTGGCGGGGGGCGTGACACGGCAGGAAACCTAACGATCAACTGGGCGCGCCGGACACGGATAGGCGGCGGCTGGAATAATTTTTCCGATGTGCCATTAGGCGAAACGTCTGAAAGTTACTCGATTGACGTTATGGCCGGGACCTTGGTTAAACGCACACTGACTAGCGCAACTCCGACCGTGAGTTACACCGCCGCGCAACAGGTGACGGATTTCGGCAGTAATCAGTCCAGTGTTCTGATAAATTGCTACCAGATAAGCGGAACAATCGGACGCGGATTCGCTGGCATTGCAACCGTTTAGCAGTATAATCAAAAAAATCTAACGTCTAGGAGACGCTGATAATGGCATCATCGACCACAAACCTCGACTTAATTTCTCCGTCACAAGCCTCGAAAGAGATCACCGCGAACGCGCTATTCGACGCAACCAGTGTATCGGCCTTATTTGGCCGTCGTGCGACAACAACTATTGCGCTTACATGGGGCTACTATGGCGGCGTAGTCGTTGTGGCGAATGTCCTTACTCCAGTTGCAAATGGAACTCTCACGCTGACAGCAAGCGCAATTAATTACCTCGAATACAACAACGCAACCGGCGCAATCGCAGTAAACACGACCGTTTATGCAAATGATGCGGCGTGGTTCTCTGCATTGACGGCAGCGAATAAATCTGCGCTGTATAAAGTGGTTGCGGGTGCGGCAACGGTTACGTCCTATGTTGACTGGCGCTTTCAAGGAATCGGCGCGCCCATCGTACAGTTCCCCATGCAATATATTGGCACATGGAACGCTTCGACAAATACCCCAACACTCGCAGCAGGATCAGGTACAAAAGGCTCGTTTTATGTAGTATCGGTAGCTGGTACGCAGAATCTAGGCCACGGGGCAATGCTCTACAATGCGAACGATTCGGTCGTCTATAACGGGGCGACATGGGATTATATTCAGGGAAGTGTTACATCGGCGGAGATCATAGCAGCTCTCGGTTATACACCTGAAAACCTAGCGAACAAAGACGCGTTAGGTGGATATCCATCACTGATCGGCTACGCGGTAAAAATATGGAATGCGGGAAAAACATTCTATTCATCATTAACATTGGCTGCTGGAACGGCGGCGAATGTGGTGCATACCTTGCAAGCTAGGAGCGGAGTATTAGCCGACGATACTGATATTGCAGGAAGAGTATCTCCTGCCCAATTGAATGCAGGAACATTGCCGATTACTGCTACTACAGGGACGTTTAGTGGAACAATAACAAAAAACAACCCACCCGCAACACTAGCTAACTTCTTCACTACATCAGGGTCTACAACCAGTGCCGCATATGCAAATATCTCGAATACTGGAGCGGCGCTTGCAATCGGTATTGAAAGTAGTGCTGGATTATCCATATTGCCTGGTTCTACTGGGTATTCATCAGTACTATACACCTATACTGCTACAGATTTAATCTTTGGGACTAATGCTATAGTTAGGGGGGTTTTCAGCGGGACGACTGGGCTATTAACATTAAATAATGGACTTGCTGTAACTGGAGCAATTAGTTCCACTACAACTATCAGATCTGGTGGATATACAGTAGCCACTCTTCCCGCTGGGACTACAGGAGAAGAGTGCTATGTAACAGATGCCACGACCCCTGCATGGAATACGGCATTAATCGGAGGTGGTGCGGTAGTAGTCGGGGCGAGGAAGAACGCAACAGTCTGGGTAGCTTTTTAATTTAGGAGAAAATGATGGCACAAATTCCTTATGAATTTTTAGTACGGTTAGATTATATTACGGGCGCTGTTAAAGGCGCACATTGTAAATTCTATGACTCGGTAACTCAGCGAGAAGGCGATGCACAATCCGTAGCAATAGCAGGGCAGGCGGGATTCCCATTAACATCAATTCTTTCATCCGTGCAGACTGGCGCAATCATCGCGATGGATGCTGCAAATTTAGCTCTATCCACAGAGAAGACGGCACATGCCGCGACGACATCGGCGTTATCCGCCGCGCTTGCTAAATTGCAGGCAGCGGGAATACCATAAAATTGAATGCAGTGTGTAATTGAAAATTGTTTCGATTGCATTGTGTGCGGGCTTTGGACTCATGTTGTCGGTAAAGTCTATAGGTTCGTTGTTTCACCTAAAGGAGAATTATCATGTCAGACATCGTAACCGGAACAGTAACAGGTATGGTCAACACATCAGATTTAGTGCGCGATCATGCAGATATTCGTCAGGAAGTTGCTAACGAGGCGCATCACGTAACAGACGCGATCAGCGCTGCGTCTAATTTGGGTCAACGCGATGCTTCTGCATATTTCATTGCAGAGACTCAATCGGCAACCCAGACAGCCAAGGAAATTGCCCGCAGTCAGGCATGGACTGAGGCGAAGATCGACTCCGGATTTATCAAGGTGGCAGGAGATACTGCGCTTGCCTCTCAGGTAGTCCAGGGTAGCATTGCATTGCAAGGCGAGGTGACTCGCGGCGCAATGGCTCTTCAACATGGCGTTCTGACATTGCAAATCGCAAATGCAGCGGCAGCTACCAACGCATTGATGCAAGCAAATGTGATTGCGGATCTTCGCAGCAAGTCTGAAGAACGCTTCATGGAGCTGACAGAACTGCGCGGCGACCGCCGTCATCATGAGCGCGAATGCGATGGCTTGCGCCATTCCTTGCAGGCAAATCAGTTTGCATCTTTGCAAAATCAATTGCAAATGATGAACTCCGATCTGCAAGCAGCTCGCCAAGGCGTAGTTAATCTGGGTACGATGACTGGCACTACACAGTCTGCAAATCCTGTTGCAATCCGCTAAGTAGCATGTGTGGGGTTGCTTCTGATTATGGATGCAACCCTACCTTTTAAAAAAATGATCAACATGGATACAACGCATATCGACGCACTAACAATCACTATAGCAGGTGTGCTAATCAGCATGCTGCTCGGAATAATTTCATTTTTTCTTTCCCGGTTGCTTGGTCAGTTTGATGCGTTGCGCACAGAACTTTCCACGCTGAATACTACGATGACTCGGATCGACAAAGATCTATCTGGAGACGTAGGAATTCTGAAGGGAAAAATTGAGGATTTAGACACTGTATGGGATAGAATTCGCGGAGTTGAGCAGTCAGTCGTGTCTATTCAGTCTGGCGGGTGTTCGCGCCATAATAATTGCAAATTATAGCGGAGAATTTACAACATGAGTCTTGATTCTGCGATTCGTTTCACCGCGCCGGCAGAGGGCGGGTTTACCATTGACCAAGGCGGGCCGACAATGTACGGAGTCACCCAGTCAACGTACGATGCATACCGTAAGCGCATCGGCGATCATTTGCAGCCGGTACAGTTAATCGGTAAGGATGAAGTTTATGATATTCGCAAGGATGAATACTGGACTCCTGCGCATTGTGGCGACCTTACTGAAAAAATGGGAGTCGTTCACTTTGACTGGGCGTTCAATCATGGCCCCATCGGAGCGATTAAGACATTGCAGGAAGTCGCTGGCTGCGTTGCTGATGGAATATATGGCCCAAGTACGAAAGCCTCGGCTCATGCTGCTGGTGACGCTATATTGCAGCCGTATCTAGACGCTCGCCGCGAATGGTATCGAAATGCTGCGAAAACAAATCCATCAAAGTTCGCATCATCATTGCGCGGATGGCTGAATCGCGTTGATAATCTCGAAAACTATCTTAAAGGGCTGTAAATGAACATCCTAAAATCACGAACCATTATTTTTTCTATCCTGCTCGCTGTGATGGGCGTTGTCCAGGCTAGCATGAATGTATTCACGCCCTATCTATCCGCGCAGGGAATGGGTTTTGCCACCGTTCTGATCGGTGCGATTGTTGGAGTTTTGCGCGTTCTGACTACGACCCCGCTGGATATCACGAAATGAATCCGCTAATCCTGAAAGCGGCTACTTTATTTATCGTTGCCGCCGCGCTGATGGTTGCCGGGGCGATGGTCGATCATCACCTATATGTCGTGCCACTCAGATCCGCGATCGACAAACAGTCCGGTGCGTCTGCGCAAGCCAGCCATGATGCAATCGTCGCAGTTAAAACAACCACGGAGTCACAAAATGCCACAACAATACAATCCGCCAAGTCTTTCGATGATATTTCTGTCCGGGCTGATTCTGCTATTAGCAGGATGCAGCGCAGCGCCCGTACTGACAAGCAACATCTGCCCTCCGCTTCCGTCAGTTCCGGCGAATCTTCCGCGACAATCTGCCAATCATTCGGAAGTTGCGAAGATTCTGGAGATCCAGTCTGCACCATCACACGTGAGTTCTTCGACGGGGCAATAAAGGATTCCATTGGCGTAGACGGACACGTACAATGGGAAGACGCACAACATTTTCCAATCCAAAAGGAGTAATACCATGAGCACATTAACTGAACAAATCGCAATCGACACACAAGCCGTTCTGGATGCACAGGACGCGCTAGCAGTAGCAGAGGTTACACTTTCCGCATCAAAGTCCGCGCTGCTCGCTGTAGCCCCTCAGAAGTCTATCCTGGACAAGATCGAGGAGGAGGCAGGAACACTCAGCGCGGAATTTGGTGATTCATTGCGCGCAAGTGTGAATGAACTGCGCACTTTAATCGGGCTTTAATCATCCAGTTGTTAAGGATTACTTGACAACTGAATCATCCCTCTTCGGAGGGATTTTTCAATAGATAATCGCACCATCAAATTCAACTGCATGAAGTTGCATATCAGCTTTACGATACGCCACTAACGCAACTCTGTACCGTTTCGTTCTCCTATTAGCCTCGAATTTTTCTCCAAGTTTACTCCCGCATTCTTTTGAACAGCACGCATAATTATGCCCCCATTCGGTAGATCCCATTACGGTCCCGCCAATAATTCCACAATTCGCGCATTTTCCCATATTGTAATAGCTACTGTTGTTCATCAATTCATCCTCCCGTAAAATATCGAACTGCGACACCAGCCAAAAATCCAATCAACCCGATTGCGAAGAGTCCGGCCAGCGTGTAAAGTCCACCGAGTATCATGTAAAAAATCTGGCTGCGTTTCATCATTCCCCCCGTCCGTTGCAAGTTCTGCACGTTGATCCATCGTGCATTCCTTCTCCCGATCCCGCGCAAGCGGGGCAGATACCGTCGTCCTCGTCCTCGTGGTCGTCATCGTCAATCTCATGACGATCTATTAACTCCAATTCTTCTTCAAGCATCACTCGCCGCCTTTCTGTGCTGCTGAGATCATGTTGCGATAAACATCCTTGTAGTCTTTTATGATTGCCTCCTCAGATTCATCATCAATATCGTCCATCGGTGTATCTCTTCCTGCCTGAATCATCGCATCCGTAGGCTCAACCGGCACAAGTACCATCCCGTCCGGTATCGCTGGCGGCATTGGCTTGGCGTATATTCCAACTTGCTTATGAAATCCTTGCTGCGATACGCTTCTTATTCTCGACACTTCGATGTGAGCAAACCCTGAATAACTGAGCAGCAGCATTTCAGTCTCTTTTACAAATCCAACAGGATTCTGCTCCATCAACTCCGCACGATCTTTCAACATCGCATCATAGTCAAATTTGAGCGCGTCTAACAAACTTTGCATATCTTTGTTTGCGGATTTCAAATTTCTGTTTTCTAGTTGACTCACATCATTCTGCGTGCATTCGGATTCGAACTTGTCGCGATATGAATTACGCCCGGAAATCAGCGCAACGTTAACGCTTTCGAGTTCTGTGATTCGTGGTTGTTGGCTGGCAATTGCTGCGACATAACCACGCATTACTCCGGACATGTGTGATTTATATACGCAGTCCGGATCAGATGAGTGCTTTTTAACATCCTCAACAGCCCATTCCACCATAGTATCTGGATTTAATCCGGATTCTAAATTTATGCTCATTTCGTCTCCTTAAAAGTTATCATCACTCCGCCGCCATTGATCGGGTCGCTAATATCAAGAGACGGGCGGAATCTTCGGTCGTTTACTCCAAGTCCATCAGCGATACCATCAAGCAGGTTTTTGCATGAAGAAAGCAAATTATCAATATCTCTGTGCCGATTGTCTGGCGGCAGAAATGTGATATCCAAATAGATTTTCCCTTCCCAGTTAATTTTTACACCGGACTCCTTCGCTGCAGTCTCTCCATACGCCCGATATTCTTTTGCGATCTTCGCTTTCTTCAGTCGGAATACTCGCGCATTCGGGCTTAACTCACGAGGGGGCCAGATAAATCTGATAGTCATTTTGCTGATTTCATGGCGCGGATTCCTTTTGCAGCATCCCACACGTCATTGTAGACATACGATTCTTGCCTTGCACCTTTGTACATTTTCGTGCGTTCGCACTCCGTAGCCACCTCTTCCAGCGCATCATCGCGTACTTTTACATCGTGGGCAGCGAGCCAGTCTGATTCTGTAAAACCGATGGCATTTTTGATAACGCTCTTTGTCATTTCAATTTCATCACTATTTGGAAATGACTTTATGTAAAGCCCGTCTCTGATATTCTCAAAAGTGACTCGTAGCATCGCCACTTGCGCATTCAGACGCTCGATTTCTTGCGAATTGTTGCCATTCAATGCCGATACTGCTTCGCCATACTGCTTAGCGCTGCATCTGCCTGATGAGTCTGCGGAATATCCACTGTCGGCAGAAATCTTTAATTTCCATGTCGCAGAAACTTTGTCCATTTCACTCATCTTTTTTCACCTCGAATTTATCGCATCCCATATCAACACGCCACCATCTACCTGCACCACGCAGCGCGCACTCGGTATATCGCATACTGGTCATTACCGGTGCGGAACGATCTCCCTGCACCTCGAACAGCTTTTTGTGCATGCACGTTGCGCAGGTGGTCACGGAGCCGCCCCCGTCGTCGCTTCCAGATTCTCGCCTGGGAAGTTAGCCGGGTTGTTTGCCAATGCAATATTGGCTGAACATGACTCAGCAAACATTGCCGCCGTGAAAAATCTGCAAGATTGCTCATCATTACCATTTTCAGAATTTTCAGAAAGACAATTTAGCCGCTCAGCCAGCGCATCCGAAATCTTCTCGCACTCTTCCGGTGTCGCAGTGGTGATCTTGCAAATCGTGTTAATCATTTTGAGCCTCCAGCCAGTCCTTAGCCTTTTTGTAAACGGATGCGCGCATTGTTTCCAGCGACTCGCACCCGGCCTTTTTCAGAAACTCCGCTGCCACATCCTCGCGTCCGGCCAGAATATCGGTCAGCACGGTTACTTGATCGACGGTGATGTATTCGATAGGCTCATCTTGTCGCTGTTCAGTGCGTGCTGCTTGCATTGCCAGCGGCTTGACCGTGTACGGCTTACGGACAGCCTTAGAAACCGTCAGAGCAACCGTTACAGGCGCGCTGATGTGTGACATTTCCGCTATGCGAATCCCGCCCACGTCTACCCCGCCGAAACGCACCTTTTCATCACGGTACAGCGTCATGCTGCGCCCGACGTATGCGGCCCCGTCATTTCCCCACAGCATTACCATGATGCGGCGCATGCCCTTCGATGGCTTGTATGGCTTCCCGTCGTCACCTTGGTAATGTACGGCAACCGGCTGATCGCCGGCCAGCAACGAGACTTTCGTAACCGTTATTGTTATCGGCCCAGCAATAAGCGAATCTGCATTCAACTGATCCGTTTTAGGCTGTATCGTTTTTGACAGGTCAATGCTCATGCCAACACCTCACCAGCCGTTTCAACCTCGACGCCTGACTTTGTGAGAGCTATCAGGTCGCATTGTGTAGCAACCCCGGCAAAGATGGTATCCCTTGCAACGTGCGAGACGGCCTGTGCCTTGTTTGTGGCCTCCACGAGCCTTGTAGTTGCGCCCATCGTTACCGCGTAAATCCGTTTATGTGCTGTTGCCATATTGTTCTCCTTGTTGGTTAATATCACTCAAAGCTTCCCCCTACCCATTAAAGGGCAAAGGAAGTATCACTCCTCAAAAGAGGATGCACATGCTAACTTTCGTTAGTCCCCGGACGTGTACATTCAGCGAGTCCATCGGATTTTAGGAATTGCACCTTGCCATTTCTGGCTACCGATACCGTTTGATTCCGCGCTGCCCGGTTAGGCCCTTGATACGCTCGGAGTGCGGCGCACACGAAAAAGCCCCAGTAGGTTGAGAACTGTTTGATCGTCGGATAAGCGGATTCTCGGCGGAGACGTTTTTTGCTTATCCGGCACAGTTCCCAAGCTGATGGGGCTTTGCCTACGTCTCCGCCAATTACCGCAAACTCGAACCGATCAAAATTCGTGAGTGCGGAGCAATTATAATACGCATTATTCACTTTGGTCAACTCTTCCGAAACAAAAACGCTCTTTGTTCCCCGGCATGTCAATATCGAAACGCTGCAAAGCCGCCGAATCGCCCGCATCCATCGAAATTTCCTCGTCGAAAATCTTGCGTTCAGTCAGAATCATACCGCGTGAGTTTTGCTGATAACGCTCGATCACCTCGCATACCTGCTCCTCGAACGCCGTTGCCGCGCTGATGATGGCCGACTGCATAACCTGGTCGGCATATACTCGCTTAACGAACATTGGCAGCCCGCCTGAATACGACACAAAGTCAATCCACTCGCGTTCCGACACCATCAGGCCAGTTTGCAATTGCAGGACGTATTCAGCCGGAACTTCACCCGACACAATCGTTTCAATCTGATACTTCTGTTTGCGCGACTTGATTTCGATCAGACCAGTATGCCCAATCAGTGCGTCAGGAGAATATCCAAGCGTGAAGCCGTGCGCATCGTTCGTTATGAATCCGCATTCAATCGTCTCTGCGTAGTGCTTCCCGTACAGGATGCGCGCCTCTATCTCGTCGAAGTTGCCGCGCATCATATCGTCACCAACATACGACGGTTCGACGTACCCGCTGATACGCTGTGCGGCTATCTCATTCACATGCGCCCGGCTCTTGTCGTTCTTGGCATATTGCAGCTTACCCGGCGTGACTACGTGCTTCATTTCAGATGCGGTTAGAGTACCCATCCGAGCAGCGAGCCAAATATCTGATCCTTGTATCATCTCTGCGTAAATCTTCAGCATGCTTTTTTCTCCATTTCATCGTGCCATTCTTCCGAACTAATCCCGCATTCTTCGCACACCAATTCATTTTCAATGCATGGGTTGCATGGTGGTGATAAATTGCAGCTACAATTTTCTACAGGTGGAAATTGGAAACTCCCTACGCAACCATCCAATTTGCATAACTGTCCCTCTTCTGGATATTCAATCTTTAGCATGTCTCCCCCGCCGCGAAAGTAAGGCACTGAAGTTGCCTGATCTTGTCGTTGTTGGCTTCGACCTTCACGAACGCTTCGGCCTGAATTTTCTTGTTCTGCTCTTTCAGCGACTCGATCATTGAGCCAGACAGGAATTCATTCGATGGGCGTTCGACTAAAGGAACATCAATTTCAATTTCCTGCAACAGCAAATGAGTCGGATAATATTCTTTTGGATAACTAATCGTTGAAATTATCGCTTTTTGAAGCTTCGGCAATTGGTATGAATTCATATCCCAGTAGTAATACAATTTTATGCGTGTTTTCATTTTCAGCCCCTAGTTAGTTGATAAATACGTGATTATTTTTTAAGCAGAGGCAGGTTGTCGCAGGACAGATCGGTGCATGAGTCGAGAGCGGGCAGCGCGGCGAGT